CTGGTGCCAGAGGAACATTCACCTTGAATGGATCCGTGGGAGAAATTCCAACCATCGATTTCACGATGACGGGTATCTACAACGCTCCTGATGATTCAGCACTGCCGAGCGTTACTTACGCAAACCAAGCGACACCGCTGATCTTCAAGAACGGCAACACAGACACCTTCTCCTTGCTTTCTTACTCTGGCTGCCTGCAGTCAATTAGTTTTGACATCGGCAACTCTGTTGTTTACCGCGAGCTGATTGGATGCAACAAGGAAGTGATCATTACTGATCGCCAAGCCAGCGGAAGCGTGAGTATGGAGATGATTTCGATTGCCACGAAGGATTATTTCACTGCTGCACTGACTGACAGTGCGCTGGGCAACCTCACGTTCCAGCACGGCACAACCGCAGGGAACATTGTTGATTTTGCTAGTACCCGGATCGACATTGGAGACGTGAGCTACGGGGATCAAGACGGCATTGCGATGCTGAACATCCCATACACCGCGATCCCATCAACGGCAGGGAACGATGAGATGACGCTCGTGTATAGTTGATCCGAGGGAGCCAAGGCCCTTAGTGGAACCATGGCCGTGTTGGAGAGCACGGCCTTTTTTGTTGCTGTAAGCTAATTACAGTTAAACTTGCTCGATGGCTTTCGTTCGCAAAAAGGTCAAGACTTTTAAATGGCCTGTAACAGTAGAAGAGCCCGCTGATGGCGGAGTGTTTGATGAATCCAGCTTTGACGCAGTATTCAAAAGAGTTCCACGGTCTGAGTTCCAGAAGCTTGCAGACAAAGGCGACCTTGAGCTGCTAAAAGCTGTCATGACTGGATGGGAAGGTATCGAGGACGAAGATGGGAAGCCGTTGCCGTTTTCCCAGACAGCAATGAAAGAATTTGCTGATGATCCTTATTGGATTCGTGGCGTCCTGAAGGCATATACGGAAACTTTTGAAGGCGCAAAACTGGGAAACTAAAAGATGCCGTCAAGTATTGGGCGAATGGCGGCAAAAAAATAGAAGACAAAAGTGAAGATGACGCAGCGGCATTTGGTTTGAAGCCGTTGCGTCAGACGGCTCCTAAAGAGGAGCATTTTGAGGTGTGGGAAGAAAATTGGGATGTGTTAATGATGTTCTTGCGGATGCAAACGCAATGGACCGTCACGATGGGAGGTTACGTTGGTTTGAAATATGAGGTTTTGCTAGGTGCGTCAGGACTGATGTCCCTTTATGATGTAGAGAATCCCCGTGAGATGCTGGAGAGCCTTCAAGTAATGGAAGCTGCTGCACTCTCTGAGCTGAACAAGAAAGATGCCAAGTAAGACTGTTCAACCAATAGCCATTGAGCTTGGCATTAAAGGTGGCGAAAAACTTGCAGCATTAAACAGATCATTCCGAGATTTATCGAAGCAGACAAAATTGTCTGATCGAGATATTAATCAAGCGACCAAAGATATTGTTAAGTTTGCCAAAGAGGTCGGGAATAGCGAAGCGACAATAAAAGGTCAAATCAAGGCGTTTGAAGGCTTGCGCGAACAGGCCGCTATGGGCGGCAAGGTTTATCGCGAGCTTGGTGTAAGCATCGGCAATCTTAAGTCAACCCTTCGTGGGTCATCTGAGGCTGTCGAGCGCAAAAGGTTAAGTCTTGTAAATCTAGGCTCTGCCTCGAAGAACAGCGCGAAAGATCTGCAGTATGCAATTACTCAGCTTGAAAAATTAAGATCAAAAGTAAGAGAAGATTCTGTTGCGTTTTTGCAGCTTGGCAAAGATATTAAAAACCTGAACGTCAGTCTGAAAGAGGTGGAGATCAGTTCTGGTAAGGCGCGTTTTGCAATAAACACGATTATCTCCGCCAAGCCGGAAAAAATTACTGGACAGATTGAAAAACTCAACGCTTCGATTGCCAGCGGAACCCTTAATGCGGAAGATCTGAACGTAGCATTGCGCAAGCTTGAACTATTAAGGGTCGGCGCTGAAAGAGGACCAATTGCGTTTCGGACGAACGTGTTCTCTTCTGAGCTTGGCGTTGATTACTTCGCTCGACTAAAGAAAGAATACGGCGATCTTGAAAAAACTCAAGCGACAATCTCTCAAAGGATCTCCGAAGTCAACAAAGAGCTTACAAACGTAACTGGATACGAGCGCCGTCGAGCTTTGACCGTTGAACTTATTCAGCTAAATAAAGATTTACAAAATGCAATTGTCAACGTAACCACCAAGGAACAGTTCCAAGCAATGGCCATCCGTCAGCGAATGGGTGGCGCTCGCGAGTCGTATTCCCAGTCTGGCTTTGGCGCGTTTTCTGCCAGTATCCGCCAGAGATCTGCTGCCGGTGAATTTACGCCTGGGATGCAGCGAGCAAAAGAAAGAGCAAGAAATCAGATTGTTGATGAAGGTGCAGTTACCGAGGCAACTGAATTATTCCAGCTTTGGTCTGAGGCTTACGAGAAGATCGAAGGAGCTGCGAGAAATCACAAGAGCGAAATGCTTCGCATTCAGACCGAAAAAAACAAACTTTTAATAGAACAGCAAGACGTTGCGAGCGGTGAATTGATAAGTAAAAACGCTGAAGCTTTTGACAAGGAACTTGCGCTCTTTGACCAAAAACTTGCATCAAGGGATAGGGGCAGGCAAAGAACTAGTGCTATAAAGTCGATGCTTGGCTTAAGTGGAGTGGATTTAAGTCCGCTTTACGAAGGCATTGTCGGGATTGGATCCTCTAGGCAAAAAGGACAGCAGGCAAGAATGGGGCGCACTTCTCAGGGCGCTTTATCGGACATTATCAACGTATTCAATAGCGACCTGGAGAGAACAGGTGACGGTTTTCTGGATTCGGAAAAGAAGCTTAGAGAGTCTGCGATTGAGTTTGCTGGAGGTTCAAAAAAAGTTCGTCAAAGATTTGAAAAAATAGCTTTAGGGAAAACCCCTGTAAGCATGTTCCCTCAAACTGGGGAGTCATCCTCTCAGTATAAAAAACGCCTAGAAGGCTTTTCTTTAGGCATAAAATCTTTTATTGATAACTTGAAAAAAACTGGAAACGGATTTCTTGAATCTGAAAAAAGCCTTAGGGATGCAGCTATTAAGTTTTCGGGTGATAGTCGTGATGTGTCGGAAGCCTTTAGGAATGTCCCTCTAGGGAAAACGCCTACATCGATGTTGCCTGGGTCAAAAGAAACTCCTGCTTCCTATGTTGACAGGATTCGCGGTTTTTCGGATCCAAAAGTCCCAGAATTCTCAAGTTTTAGAAAAGGCACTATTCGAGAGCTTAATCTGGTCAAGCAGTCTCTTGAAGAACTTAGACTGGATCTTGACCCACTAGCTGTTACAGCGAAAGAAACAGAAAGGAAAATCACAAAGAGCATTAGGAACGTAGACAAAGAGCTTGAAAAACGCAATCGCACTCGCGGGAGGTTCTCCCCTGGCAAGGCCGCCCAGGTTGCTGGTGCAACGATCTCGGGCGGTATTTTCGGCGGACCTGAGGGGTTTCTTGGTGGCGCAATTGGTGGCGCAATTGGTGGTGTTGGCGGGTCTTTTGCTGGTGCTGCACTTGGCGCTCAGGTAGGTCAGCTCAGGCAGCAGCTTGGTGGGTTTGCTGAGTATGCGGCGACTATTAAGAGATTGAAGATCGCCCTAGAAGGAATTACAGAAGTCCAAGGCGATGCGGTTGCAAGTCAAAATAGTTATGCAAGAGCTGTAGCCGCCGCCGCCGATGTCACGAAACAGTTAAATGTTCCACAAGAAATTGCTATCAGGGGAATTACTCGACTTACCGCAGCCGTAAAAGGCGCTGGCGGAGGTGTTGCTGATGCGGAGCTTGCGTTTAAGAATATCACTGCTGCTATTACGGCCACTGGCGGCGGAGCAGAACAAGTTGAAGGAGCCGTAACTGCGCTCGTTCAGATTTTCTCGAAGGGCAAGGTCAGCGCAGAAGAGATTAACCAGATTGCAGAAAGATTGCCTGGTACGTTTAACAAAATTGCTGAAGCGTCAGGCAGGACCGGCCCAGAGTTGTCAAAAGCTTTACAGCAGGGCGAGGTCGGTCTGAATGATCTGATGAAGTTCTTAGTTCAGTTGGGTGGCGAATACGGCGAATTGGCTGAAAAGATTGCTGGGTCTTCTGAGTCAGCTGGTGCAAGACTGACGGTTGCATATAACAACGCAAGAATTGAGATAGGTAAGGCACTTCAGCCAGTTGGGGCTGAGTTCCAGCAAGCTTTTGCTGCGTTCTTAGAAGAAATCACTCCAGCAATACTTTCCGCTTTACCAAGTATCAGTGAAGGCTTAGTTGCGCTTGCAAAAAATCTTGACTTGGTAGCTCAGGCCGCTGCTGCTGCTTTAGCTGTTTTTGTAGTAGGCAAGATTGCGGCAATTATTGCTTCTATTGGTTCGCTGAGCGCAGCGTTCCTTACTTTAAAGGTTAATGCTATAGTCGCCACAAAAGCTTTAATTGGCCTGAATGCGGCAGCACTATTAAATCCATACACAGCGTTAGCGGCTGGTGCTGCTGCGTTAGGTGTGGCAATTTTTCGAGCTGCTAATGAGCAGAAGAGACTGAACTTACTGTTAAGAGAGGGCGGTGTTGCGGCTATTGATAAAGAAATTGCGGAAAACAATGCTGCAGTTGCTCGCATCGAGCAAAGAGAATTAAAAGGTTCTCCAACCATAAGCGGGCGAATTGGTGATTTTTTAGCCAAGCCCATACTTGACCCTCTTCGCGAGGCACAGCTTAATCAATTACAGGAGAGAGACAGGAAGCTCCGGGGGGCCAGAGCCAGAGCGGTGTACGACCGCGATCAAGGCGCTGATCTGTCTGATTCGCTTTTTAACAACCTAACCGAATTTCCTTCTCCTACCGGCACTGATACCGGCGGCGGACGCGGCGGCGGCAAGGCAGAAAAAGTGCGCAAGTCTTTGCTTGATTCGATCATTGCTGAAGGCAGGCTTCTTGCGGCCACAAAGGCGAGACTAACTAACGAGATAGATATTGGCGAAGCTCAAAACAAAAACAACAGGTCAAGGGTAAATCAGTTAAACAACCAAAGAATTACTATTGACTTTGCCGAACAAGCTGCACAGGTTGAACTGAAATATCTTGAAGCCCTTAAGGCTGCCGAGGGGCAAAAAGAACGGGGCGCGTTGGTAGCAGAGGCCGTTGCAACGAAACAAAACGACGACGCTCGTCTTTCAATTGAATATGCTGCAGAGCTTACGAAAGAAGCACAGCGATACAGATTTGAGAAAGAAGCCATCGCAAAAGCCTCTGAAGACGAATTGTTCAACCTGCGCGATCAGCTTGGTTTAGTGACAAAGGAGCAGAAAATTGACAGATTCAGGCAGTCAAGGATAGACGCAGGAGATCCAAATGCTGAACAGCAAACCGATCTGTTCCGCCAAACAATAGACCCAACGTTGACGGAAGGGTTGAGCCAAAACATTCGCAGTTTGAAAAAAGAGCTGGAAGATCTAGTAAATCCAATCAACCAAATCACTGGCGCAGCAAACGCTATTGGCAGTGCATTCTCTCAGTCGTTCACAAATGCAATCACTGGTGCCACAAGTGCGAAGCAGGCATTGTCTGACTTTTTCAAAAGTGTTGCCAGTTATTTCTTGGATATGGCTGGTCAGATCATTGCAAAAATGGTGACAATAGCGATTTTAAATACTGCTTTGAGCCTTTTGCCGGGTGCAAGCGGCCCAGGTGCCTTTAACCTTTCTGGCGGGGGCAGCAATGTGGGCTCAGGATCACTGCCAGGAATAAGCGGACCTGAAGGATTATTTAACGGATCACTGCCTTTTGTGGGATCAAGCACAAATATCTTGGGTAGAGCAAACGGCGGCCCAGTCAGTGCAAACACGCCTTACATCGTTGGCGAGCGTGGGCCTGAGCTTATGGTTCCTTCAGGCAACGGAACCATTATTCCAAACGATGTCTTTTCGGCAAGTCGTGCTGCTATCTCTGGCGGTGGTCCGTTAGGTGCCG